GTGGTTCTTGTCCCACTCGTTCGTGACAGCGGTTGTGAGCGATGCGCCCGTCCAGGTCGATGCGTTGAAAATCATCGTGGCAATGCGGTTTTCGGCGGCGCGTAGAACGCGGTCGAACGCGCGCTGCGTGGAGATTTGTTCGGCGTCAAAGTAGTTGGAATACATCTGCGCCTCACGGTCGTCCACCGGCTCCTCAACACCGCGCTCCTTGCAGGCATAAGAGACGTCGGAGAAAGTCCATTTCTTCCGCTCATATCCCGCGCCCGGAGCGCGCTCAACCGTGGTTGAAGCGAGCAACAGTTGCTCAAGCGGGATTTTTCCGAAAGTCCCGCTCGGCTTGGCGACGTTGATGATTGGGCAAACCCGATAGCCAACAAAGCCGTTGCGGTCGTTCGCCAAATCGAACTCCAAGAGAGTTCCGGCGAGGTCAGGCCGCAGGGTTGTGAGAGCTGCTGAAGGTGCTGGCATGGTAAGTGTTTATCCTTTCTGCGGTCAGTTAGACCAAGATCACCTCGATAAGATCGTTCGTGGCGCCAGCGGCTTCGTTCGCAATGCCGATGAGAACCGCTGAGGAAGTGGACACATCATCGACCAGTCCACTCGCGCGGCCATAGACCGCCGCGCCCACGGTGACAGCGTTTGCCGCCCTCGCCTGAATCGTCCCACCGGACGAAAGCAGGCGCACCGCGACCAGATCATTCGCGGCCAAGGCAGGCTCTTCCAGAACGCCGATGGGCTGTTCCGCTAGTCCGGCGGCGGCCACAGTATCGGCGGCGGAAACTTTGACCAGAACGCCTTTGTCGATTGCGCCAGCGGCCTTCATGGTCTTGTAGTTGCCGACTACGAATCCCATGTTTCCTTACCTCACTTTCCGTTGACTTCGTTGAGATAGGCCGCATGGAGATCAGGGTTGTCTTTGGCGAGTTTGGCGATTGCCGCCGCCTTGCTCATGCCGCCGGAAACCTTCTCCTGAATTGCCTTGTTCCATTGCTCTTTTGCGGACAGCGTCCCCGCGTCAGAGACTTCGTTCACAGCCGTTTCAACTGGCTTGTTTCCGATGCCTTCAGCGCGCAGCGCGGCGAGCGATTCAAGCGCCGCGTCACGCTCGGCTTTCGCCGTTGCCGATTCGGCCTGAAGTTTCTCAATCCACTTGTCGCGCGCCTGTTCTGCGGTCAACTTGCCCTCCATTGCGGCGCAGAGAAATTCCGCGTCCGCGCCGGGGCAGGCAGCCTTGATCGCTTCGTAGGCGCTTTCGGATTGAGAGGCTTCGGGCTTCGGCGATTCCACTGCTTCGATCTTCACAGTGGCTTCCAGTTCTGCCATTGCCTTCTCCCCCTTTCGGGAATTTCCCCCGCCGATGGCAGGGTTATCATTCAGGCGCGCGAGCAGTTCGCGGTAGCCTGTAATGCCGTCAATCAGTCCGAGCCGCTTCGCCTCAGACCCGATGAAAACGCGCCCATCCGAAACGGCGGAAAGTTTTTCTTGAGACATGCCGCGCCCACGCTTCACCGCGTCGGCGAAGAGCGAAAAGTAAGTTTCGATATGCTTCTGAAATTCTTCCGCTTGGACTTCGGTAAGTTCATCGCCCATGATGCCGCCAGCGCCTTTGAACTCCCCAGTGCGGAACACATGCGTCTTGATTCCGGCTTGAGCGAATGCGGCGCTTGTATCGTAGACAACCATGTAAGCGCCGATGCTGCCCACGGCGGCGGATTGATTCGCGTGGATTTCATCGCATTGCGAAGCGGCCCAATAGGCGGCGCTCGCGCCAAGGTCTTCGATGTAGGCGACAACAGGCTTTTGCGCTTTGGCGTTTGCAATGTCCGACGCAAAATCATCAAGGCCTGCCAGCGTGCCACCGGGCGAGTCAATTTTGAGCAGAATCGTCTTGGCTTCAGGATCGGCTAGCGCCTTGCTCAATGCTTCGCGCGCTTGCGCGGTGCTTGTTCCTCCGAAGAGCCAATCGCTTTCCTTGGTCAGCACGCCGCTCAATTCAATGACGGCCACGCTCCCTTCGCGCGTGTATTCCATCTCCGGCTCAAGCAGGTCGAAAAGAGACAACCCCCTCGGAGAGACGCCTCGCGCCGCAGCTGTATGAAGCGTCTGCGCAAGATTGCCTAGCGGCGCACGGTCAATCTGCACGGCCCAGATGCCGAGATACTGGTCAAGCCGATTGCTGCGCATTGCGCGTGACCTCCAATTGCGGTTCTTGCCTATCTGGCGCTGGCAATGTTCCTCCCTGTAGAGGGAGGGGAATTAAATCGCGCCACGAAACTGGCTGCCCGTCTTCACTGTATTCTTGGTTTATTAACGCAGCCTGAGCCTTCGCGGCGCGAATAGCTAGCGCGTTGTCTTCGATAATCTCTCTGGATAGTTCAGCCCATTCGCGCCCACGCTCGGCATGAAGGCGGCGCGGGGAAGTGAGCGCATTGCTCAAACGAATACGCTCGGTTTCCGCGTCTTCGCGTGGTTGAATGTATGGCCACGTCGGCGGATTCCAATTGTGCCCATAGATGTTGACCGTGGATTTCTTTGAGGCGTCATAAAGCGCCTGATCTTTGAGCATAAATCCGCGAACTTTCCACTCATAAACCTTGCGGTGAAAACGCGAGATGAAGGCCAATTGGTTGCGGCGCCAGCCGATCCGCGCCTGATCCACAGCCCCGCGCCAGCCGGTAAAGTTCGTCTCAGACCCATCCAGCAAAGTAACGCAAAGCGGCAGACCAAGGTTCGTGCTGAGAATCTGGAGAATCATCCGCATGTGCTGAAAATATTCCGGGTTTGGGACAGACGGGGAGATGCCTGTCAATTTCTCGCCCGGCTGACCGGTAAGAAGCATTCCAGGCCTGAGCTGTTCAATGATCTTGACAAACTCAGCGTCGCTAGTTGTTTCCTCTTCCTGCTCTCCGAGCGCGCCAGCCGCCCCGCCAGCGTAGTTAATATCCCGTTCGCGGAAGAAGGTCATGCACGCCGCCACCTGCTGTTTTACCAGCGTGGCGAAATTCACATCATCAAACATGCCCTGGAAATCAAATACCGGAGCAAGGGCGGACACTCCGCGCGTCTGCGACACACGGCGCGGCAACATGACGTGGAAAATGTTTGGGTATCCGTTTGCGTTGTATGCGGGAATACGCTCATAACCAGCGTTGGACTGTACCGTCCGCATTGGATCAAGATCGTCATTTGTGACGATGTAGGAAACACGTTTGCGCGTCGGGCTAACCTCTACGCCGTGGACGATAAAGTTTCCTTCAGACGCCTTGGCTCGCGGAATGGAGCGCAGCCGGTGCGCCTCAATTAGTTGCAATGCGCCACTCTTTACCGGGTTTACAAGAATATCCCCGTCAACCAAGACATGGCGGAAGATCAGCCCTTCCATTTCCACAAACGACATCTCGCTTGATTCATCGCACGCCTGCGGATTGTCCGCCCATGCCTTCCACATTGCCGCGAGGTCTTGGTCAAGCGCTGTGTCTCCGGTGTTGACGTCGAGAGCCATTCCGCTCTGAATTGTATTCAGCACCGCGCGGTCAATCATCTGTCCGACAACCGCGTCGTTTCTATCCATGTCCCGCGCGTATTCCATCATGCGAAACAGGTCGGACTCAGAGCGGTAGTGGTAGTCTGCTGACGCCCCAGCCACCGGAACGCCGCTGCGGACACGGCGAAACCGGTTGGCTTTCGCGGCGTTCCAATCGGCGCGAATCTCATGAAAGCTTTCTTGCAGGCTGCCCTTGCGCGGCTTTCGCATTATCGGAAGTTCTCAAACGCGGCGAAGCGCACGGAATCGCTCGCCTTTGTGGACGTGGTAGTCGAAGCCGTATCATTCTGCACCAGCCATGCCTCAGCCTTGACTAGTTGGCTTTCGATGCGCTGGTAGGACTCTTTCAGTGATGTGCCACCGTGGGATGACTGATCCGCCATGCGGGCAATCAGCATTCGCCCTGCCTGTATGAATTCCTTGCAGGCCGTGACGCTGGCGGTCAGGTCGTATGTAGCGTTTGATTCGTATGCTGCTTGAACCTCGGCGAGAGTTGCCGAAGACGTCAGGTATGCCATACG